AATGTGTGTTGTATTTTTGCTACACTTTACGCAAACTGCTTGCTACAGAGTACAGGCAACTCAACATCACCAAACTCTGCAAGAATTTCTGCATTGTTTTGCGCGATAAGTTGCTGTTCAAGTTGACGAGCAGCGTCACCACCTGGATAATTGTGCGTGACAGTAAAAGTATCGTCACCATTATCTACCTTAGTAGCAACACCAATATCAACAAGTTGATCAAACGTCAACGATGATTGACGATAAATTTCGTAAGTGCCTTCAGCAGGACCATAATATTCTTCGTCTGCTTCAGCGACAAACTTATTGATGTCAAAGTTGTTTACGTACTGATCAATTTCAGATTGCGTAAATTCGCCTTCAATATAATAATGCTTGTTCTGATGCGTAGCAACAATGTAATAACACTTTTTCATAAATCACCTCGTCAGTAAGTAGTCGTTATTGACTACACAATCTATTCTACAGATATACAGGCCAGAGTCAACAACTAAAAATCGTTATAAATCAATGACTTACGTAACCTATTGATTTTATTAGGTTTTTAGTGCCTGCAGGCCGTATATAAAAGAGCGCAAAAAAGTACTATTTTTTATGCATAAAATACCGTTTATGCGCATAAAATAAAACCCTATATAAATCAATGACTTACGATGCCGGGTGTGTAAGTCATTGATTTTGCTGGATTTTTAGTTCTTGCATTAGGCCTAGATATCTGTAGAATAGATTATGTAGTCAATAACGACTACTTGCTGACGAGGTGATTTATGACGACTTATACTGTTTATGGTGATGTGAATCACGACAACAAAACTGTCAATTTGCGTATCATGCCCGATACCGAATTTATGAAACTTTACGGTGATTGTTTCACAAACGGTTATTGGGTTGGTACTAAAACCCCATTCATTTTATGGTTTATGAAGTGTTCATTTGATGATGCTATTTTGCGCAAAAAGCAATTGGAACAACAATATTTGCGCACACGATATTCTGTTCAGGCTTGACTTTGGGTCTGTTGTATACTATACTATCTGTGTTGTGTGTGATTTTACTAACTGATGAGGTGATTTATGTTTCGCAAATACATACAAATGTCGCAATTGAACAAGATTATTGCTAAACAGCGCAAAATGGCAGAGGCTGAACCGTATACAGGTTATAGTGCTATTATTAGCGGTCTACTTGAAGAAGAAGCGAAAGGTCGCATGAAGCATGTACCAATATACGGCCGCGATATGATCAATAATTTTTATAAAGATAGTATCGCTAAACTTCGTGCTACTAAAGAATGGCAAGATGTTGTAGCAAAAAGCAACGGTAACGATAATGACGAAACACTTGTCTTTAGTGCTGTCGTACTTCAGGCTACTGTTTGTAACGATATGACTGATGACGAATTTCGTCAATATTTTGCTGGTGACATCAATAACTGTGTCAAGGCGCTTGTCAATCTCAAATTGTTGCCTGAACGCTGGCTTAGTGAACAAGTTGACGCAAGTAATATTGCGTTCTAATGTTGTAAAAATACAACAGATTCAAGGCTTGACTTTGGGTCTGTTGTATACTATACTATCTGTGTTGTGTGTGATTTTACTTACTGATGAGGTGATTTATGAAAACTGTAAATGAAATATTGGAACATACTTGGAACTCTGATGAACAATGCTTTGCTTTTGCTAAAGTGTTATTAGTAGAAAAAGTTGACATGTATTGTAAAATGTATGACCTTGATCGTAATAATTTAGATCATCGTATTGTAATTTATCAAATGATGTCAGACAATACAAAGTACGTTCAACAAGAGTTGATGACGCCTGGCTCTGATAACGAATACGAGTTCAAAAAACCCCAGGTAAAGTTACAACTTGTTGTTGATAATTCATAATTGTAGCAAAAATACAACACACATGCGGCTTGACTTCATGTGTGTTGTATGTTACTCTATATGTGTTGTGTGATTTTACTAACTGATGAGGTGATTTATGAAACATTTTACAGATATGTCTACTGAAGATTTGTATCAACGCATTGTGTCACTTGCGCACGAAGGCGTAGATTTTGATTTAGACGAGCAAGATTATTATGTCAACGAGATTCGCCAGGTACTTGACGAACTTGATGATCGCATCTATAAAGCAGTTTGCGACAAAGACGACGAATAACATTTTCTAGCGCATGATCTTCACACTCTTGCTCCGTAGTGTGCGCAAAACGGAGCACTTCTCTACTTTTGGTAAATAATACTATGAATACATTCAACGAATTATTTTCTACAGAAGATTATTGGTCTTATGATGAGAACAGACCAAAATATGAAATCGCTTTTTTGATCAGCGATCAACATCTAATACCTACAGGTGGTATTGGTCAGTATGCTCTTGCATTCTATAAAATGTGTTTACAGAAACGCATTCGTGTACACTTTATATTAGACAAAGAGCCTAGCAGAGAGTTTCACAAATTATTTGACAAAGCAGTATTTCATTTCCCTGACGAGCCAATATCTTATACTTTGCATAGTAATCAATATGTTCATACTGATACTATGAATATGTACAAGCAGGCAAACTTTCATAGTGCGATATTGAAAGCACACAAATGGCTAAACAATAAAGAGTTTGCTATGTATCTGTGCAACACTAGCGAAAGCATCATGCCTGCATATAGCGCAGGCTGTAAGCCGCTTGTCATCTATACGCATCTATATCGTCACATACACAGAGATAGCGACAGTGGCAAGTTTAGTGATGAGTTTCACAATATTGTTGACATGCTGGGCACTTTGCCAGATGTTTACATTGCTACACAATCAGTAATGAACAAAAAGATATTGAAGCAATATTATCCCAAAGTGCAGATATTGCCAATACCATTTAGCGAAAAACAATTTTTACAAGAGCATGATAGAAGTGTTGCTAGAGGCGTATTGTTTATTGGTCGCTGCGAAGAAGGCAAACGTTATAAGAAATTTTTAGATATCTGTAAGAAAGCAGAAGTACCTGTAAAGATACTGACTAGCAAAAAGAGTGCTATCAAATTCAAACAGAAGTGTGAAGAATTGGGATTAGAACACGATATTCGTCATAGCCTTGTTGGTCAAGAAAAAGTAGATTTTATATTGAGTAGCGCATTGTTGCTCAATGTAAGCAAAAACGAAAGTTTTAGTATATCTACATTAGAATGTATTGGGCATATGCCTGTAGTGACACTTGACGATCAAGCCTGGACCGAGCATTTTGATAAAAAGTATTTGACAGTCTGTAACAAAGACAACATAGTTTGGACTGTGAAACAATACCATGAACGTCAATGGACCATAGATTTCTTTCCAAAAACATGGTACCAAAATGGTAGTTTAGATTATGTGCGACAACATGAAGAATACGCATATGATGTGTTTGATGTATTTCTTGAAGAAACTCTAGGAACATGATATGGGACAATATACACTAACAAAGTATGAAAAACGTATTGTAGATAACTACATCATTAAAGTAGTTGACGCCGGTAGTGCTAACAAGTTTAGCGTAGCATTGTTTAATAATGCACTATGCAATACATTACCTACTTGGCGTGCAGAAGAACTTACGAATGGACAAAACACACGTAATATTGCATATATTGATTATGTAAAAGATTTATATAGAATCAAATACAAATGATAAATAAAATTAACATACTGATCAAATGCGTTCCATATTACGCTGAAAATATGAATATCCGCTGTAAGATCCGGGAGAAGTGAGATCAGCACTATGTTACGTCACAGTAATGAACAAAATATGCGATGCGTCATGGTAATATGGTATAGGGCGCATACTAGACATATAGAAGAACTAACAAATGCTATATGTCAATAGTGAATACGCTAACAGCCTATTTGAAATAATAGGTCGCGAGATATAGTCAATCCGCTGCGTTAAATGTTAAGAGTTAGAACCTTTATGCCTCGTGCATAATTTTTTTGTGGCAAGTGGGTATATACCCCTTTGCCTGTGCATAATGTGTTTAATCAAATTGATTAAACAAATGAAAATACCACGAAAACAGAAACGAAGTTTCTGTTGAGTGATGTCTTGAGCATAGCGAAAGACATTTAATAGGAGAAAACAAATGACACATAAAATAAGTTATGACGTAAAAACAACACGTAGCAATAATACCTACATACAAATAAGCCAAAAGGATCATGATACTTTCATGATCAACTTATTATCAATCAATAGTTATATGCAGGAGTTATCTTTAAGCACTGATCCGTTAATCAAACCATTCACTAATTGGTATCGTAGTGCCGACAAAAGATTCCCATATAACAAACGTCTTGGTAAACGCAATACACCAGAAACTATGATTGCTGGACTACTCAATAACATATTGTTTGGTGATCAATATGACTTGAGTTTAGAACAATTACCCTTCTATGAAGAAATCATAAACAAATCAGTAGAGATCATAGAAGAATATGGTGTTAGTTCAGGTATCAAACTACAGAGTAAACCTCTTATGACCAAAATACAGTTCGGGGTGGATATTTTCTAGATATAAGTAGTATGATGGACCAATCATATTACAAAACTAAGATTGAAGAAATACTATTAAATCACAAACCTAGCATTGCGATAATATATCAATATATGCATAAAGGAAAGGTCTGGAAGATAGTCAGCAAGAGATGTAATGTCTGTGGTACTGGATTCAATAAGAACAACAACAACAAGTTTGACACACATAGATGTAAAAAAAATAATCTACGCGACAGCATAAATAATAGTAGAGGTATATGATATGCCAGTAAAAGAAGTACGCAACAAGTCAGGCAAAGTCATGGGCTATCGTTATGGTACTAGTGGTAAGATATATCGCAAACGCGAAGATGCAGAAAAACAAGGCCGTGCAATATATGCGAGTGGCTATAGGGAGAAAAACAAATGAATTATAAGATGGTACGAGCAGAAGATGGTATCGTATGGGTCACATTGCAACCATTGCTCACAGATGTGAAACAAGCACTTGATAATGCCAAGAACATCAATACTGAAAACATGAGTGATGACGAGAAACGCGGTGTAGATTTCACTATACTCGCTATGGAAAGCGTACATAATTTCATCACTAGCCTATTGACAGAACAAAATGTTAATGAATTGGTACAAAACGCAACACCAAATATTAAATTTGAAGGGACATTGCACTGATGTTGATGACAGACATTTGGAATCGCAAGTTTGATAACAAGAAGATTGACATCATGAACAAGATGGTCACCGAACTATCATTATACATGAGTGAGATAGAATTAGATCGCTGCATGGACTTCATGTATCAGATTGAAGATAGCAAATTTGATATCAATCCTACAGTCAGTGATTGCAAGACACAACTTAAGTTGATACTGGGTAGTGATCGTTATGATGAGATCGTAGATAAGTGGAAGAGCAATAATCAAAAGATATTAAGTGTATTTGGTACACTCAAGTTTAAAAGTAAACTAGATCCGTCAGATAAGACACTATATGATGGATTGGATCCAACAGATGATCCACAAGATTGGGAGAAAATATATGTCTAAAGCAAAACCTGTCATGCTAAAGCAGACAAATCAGCAAGGTAAGAAAGTGGGTGCAGATAACAAAGCATGTTGGCCTGGATATAGATATAGTGGTACAGTCAAGGGCAAAGATGTCTGTACAAAGGTCAAGAAATGAGTTATCGCCCAACAGAAGCCATGGCAAATAATGCAAAGCGTGGCTTGAAATTGCGTGACGAAAGCACACCAAGCAATCGTGGTGGCACAAGTGTTGGACTAGCACGTGCCAATCAGTTTGCAAAGCGTGAGAGTGTCAGTCTTGAGACAGTCATGCGCACATATCAGTTCTTATCAAGAGCAAGAGTATATTATAAGCCAGGACAAAACACTAAAGGTACGCAAGCATATCTATTATGGGGCGGACCTGCAGGATTGACTTGGGCACAAAAAATACTTAAAGACGAAGGCGTGATATGAAAAATAGCAACATCTATAAAAGAATGGATGACCCAAACGTCATCACATACTATCTAGATGTGATAGACACTAAACCACTACAAGAAGTCAAATTTCTTGTAGGTAATATAACATTAGAAGCAAGTGATCATGTGTTATATCCAAAAATCATTAGAGCATTTCAAAAGAGGTTAATCAATGAACAATTATGACGAAACAATTTATTGTGATGACGAATCAGTATTGTTATCAGAACTCAACACTACAGTTTACGATACTACTACGATAGACATCTATAAACCAACTGATCCATATGTCAGACATGTCACTACTAGATATGTACCAAAATTCAACTATTATAAGAATGACACGATCATTGGTAAGAGCCTAGAATATTATGGTGAATATACAGAATTAGAGATACAGTTATTGCGCAACTTCATGAAGCCTAATTTCGTCGTATATGATATAGGTGCTAATATCGGTTATCATACTGTAGCATTCGCTAAACATGTCAAACATGTCTATGCATTTGAACCAAACAAGAAAAACCTTGACTTATTGCGTAAGAACATCAAATCATTAGACAATGTATCAATCTATGATGTTGCATGTAGCGATGTTGCTACTACAATGCATGTAGATGACTTTGATCTAGATGTGCCAGGTAATTATGGCGAGATGCATATGAACAATGTTGGTCAAGTTTGCGATAGTGTGCGTATTGACGATATTGACGATATCTATTATCCAGACTTAATAAAGATTGACGTAGAAGGTCATGAATTACAAGTATTGACTGGTGCAACAGAGACTATCACAGAATATAAACCTATCATATTTTATGAAGCACATGGTAATGACTTAGATAAGATTTATGATATGTTAGACAATCTTGGATATAAACTATATTGGTATCCATGCAATAACTACAATCCAAACAATTACAATAACAATGGTAATAACATATTTGGTCAAGGTGGCGTATTAAACATACTTGCATTACATGGATATCCCAAGATCAATAACTTATTGAATGTGAACAAAAACGAGACTTTCAGTCAAAGAGTAGAAAGATTTCTACAGGAGAAAAACAATGTACAACAAGAAGCCAAAAACTAAGCCAAAACCTAAAAAATGACTGACGAAGAACTACAACTTGAGTTAGTGCGTATCAGCAATATGGATAATAATCAGATACAGTTGAAAGCACGTAACCATCATCATGCTAGACATTTAACCAAGCAACAATTTAATATGCTAGGTGGTGCTATCAATGGTAGATTAAATGATTATGGTTTAGAATTACAACCAGCATGTTGTGGTCGTTTTAACATAGTCAAAAGCAATGGAGACACTATAAATGTCAGAAAATCCAATGGATAACAATCAAAATAGACCAAAAAAAGGTCGCGGCGGTGCTAGACCTAATAGTGGCAGAAAAGTAGGATCAACGCAAAAATTAAGCGCGCAACGATTATTGCATGAGATCGCACGTAAAGATAAACCATTCGCTATAGGATTAGCAGAAGATTATCATAATGCGCGTATGAGTGGCGATCAGCATCTAGTAGTCAAATATCAGCAGATGATATTGAACAAAGTAGTCGCAGATAAGGTAGATGTAGATCATACAACACTTGGACAACCTATACAGACAGTCTTTAATTTTCCACAGCGTGAATTAGTTGATTGGAATCCAGAAGTGTCATTTAAATATGAGTCAAACGATAAAGATTGACATTCCACTTTATGGTGAGCAACGTACATTATTGAGTGATTGGTTAAACACTGATAAGCATTGTATCAACATCGTGCCCGCTGGCAGCGGCAAGACATTTCTTGCTAGCATAGCATTACCTATATTTGCTAGCGATGAGCGTTACCATAAAGGTAAGGATATAATATATTCAGCGCCTACTGGCAGCATGATTAGATCATTGATATGGGAACCATTAAAAAAGAGCGCAATAAATTATTATAATTTGCGTGATGGTACTGATATCAATAATAGCGATATGACCATCAAGTTTCCTAATGGCATATACATACGATGCAAAAGTGCAGAACAAAGAGAAAATCTACGCGGTCTCAATGTTGGAGTCTGGGTCGCTGACGAAGCAGCATTGTATACCTCAGATACACTACAGGAAATAACGAACAGATTGCGCCCCAGTGTTGGTCAATCAGACACCGCAGGTAGATTGATTATCATATCAACGCCACATGGCACTGGTCCATTGTATGATTTGTTTAAGTTAGCATTAGATAGTCCAAAATATATTGTCCGTCATTACAATTATGAACAGATGCGTAGCGGTAACAAACAGTTTATTGAAGAACAAAAGCGCATACTAAGCCC